CCCGCCACGACATATTTTTGGAGCAGCAACAATGAACACATTAGATTTTTTGGGGGGCGTACTTAGTGACAACGGGCACTACTGCGTGTTCGTCGCCAAGAGCAAAGAAGACGCCCGTATACAGAAGTTCTACGATACTCTAGAGGAAGTAGAGCGCGCCGCACATAAGTTCGACGCCGATGGGTTTGACGTATACTTCGCCCTGAGTACATACAAAGAGCCAACAAGCCGTAAAGGTATAAATGCTCACGAGTTGAAGTCCCTGTTCCTTGATCTGGATTGTGGACCCTCGAAAGAGTACCCTTCACAGGCGCTGGCCGTGGATGCGTTACGCGCTTTCTGTAAACAACTCTCCCTGCCTAAACCACTCATGGTCAACAGTGGCCGTGGGGTGCATGTATACTGGCCCCTTACCGAAGCAGTTTCGGCGGAGCAGTGGATAGACGCAGCTGAGAGATTGAAGCAGGCCTGCGCCGATAACGGTCTACTCGCTGACCCTGCGGTTACTGCAGACGTGGCTCGTATCCTCCGCGTACCATCCACACACAACTATAAGGGCGACCCACCTTTACCTGTGGACTTCTTTGGTGTGTCTATGCCTGACCCTGTTGTGCTTGACGAGTTCACGTCCAAGCTGGGCGTCCTGTCGAAGCCAGTTATCAAGATTGATCTGGGTGCCGATGCGCTGTACGAAGCCTACGCCGAAAACTCCGAGAATGTTTTCAAGACGATCATCAAGAAGACCGTCGAGGGGCGCGGATGTGCGCAGTTGAAGTTTATCGCCACACAGCAGACAGAAGTGAGTGAGCCTCTGTGGAGAGCGGGGCTATCTATTGCAAAGTTCTGCAGTGACGGAGACACCGCTGCAGTAAAGATATCGAGCAAACACCCTGCATACAACGAAGCAGATATGCGCAAGAAGCTGGACGAGATCAAAGGTCCATACACCTGCGCACGTTTTGACGAGTTGAACGAAGGCACCTGCCGAGACTGTCCGTTGTGGGGCCAGATTAAATCTCCGATTGTACTGGGCAAGCGTATTCGGCAAAGCGAAGGCGAAGTAACTGTGTCTGCCCCAGTGCCCGGCAAGAAACAAAAGTCAGAAGACTTTGACATACCAGAATACCCGAAGCCGTACTTCCGAGGAGCGGTGGGCGGTGTGTGGTTGCATGCTGCCAATGACGACGGAGACCCTGACGATCAACTTATTTACCATCACGACATATACATAACACGACGTCTGCACGACGTTGAACTAGGCGAGACATTGGTGTTTCGCCTTCATTTACCGAAGGACGGTGTACGGCAATTTAGTGTGCCTCTTACACATATAACTTCCCGTGAGGAGTTTCGTAAGTGCATGGCCAAAGAAGGCGTAACCGCATGGGGAAAGGCTCTAGATAAACTTATGTCATATACAACAAAATGGGTAGACGAACTGCAACGCACCACCGTTGCTGACGAAGCGCACCGGCAGTTTGGCTGGGTCGATGACGACATGGACGCATTTGTTCTAGGAGAGAAGCTGGTTGAAGCTGGCAGGATTACTTACAATCCACCGTCTTCGAAGACCGCAGGGTTTATGGACGCGTTCGAACCGAAAGGTAACAGAGAACGTAACCTAGAGTGCTTGGACTTTTACAACCAAGACGGGTTTGAACTGCACCAATACGTAGTAGGTATCGGTTTTGGCTCTCCGCTAATGGCGGTCACGGGTCTCAACAGCATGGCAGTGCATCTGTTTGGGGGCACAGGCGTCGGTAAAACCACTGCACAGTTTGCGGCTATGTCTATCTGGGGACACCCTGAGCTTTTGTCGTTGCAGAAAGCCGACACGCACAACTCTCGCATGAACCGTGGGGAGGTAATGCATAGTCTACCACTTATCTCTGATGAGATGACGAACGTATCAAGCATGGAGATGTCTGAGTATGTGTATCAAGTGTCAGGGGGTCGTCAGAAGAACAGGCTATCCGCTAACGGCAATGAAGAACGTGCGCGGGGCAAACCTTGGAAGCTCCTTGCATTGAGTTCGGCTAACACCAGTGCGTACGAGATATTGAGCAGGGAGAAGGCAGAGCCGAAAGCGGAGATGCAGCGGCTGTTCGAGATTAAAGTACCGAAGATGAACGTAGACACGAAGGCCACAGCCGATCTGCACGAGGACTTGAAACTGCACTACGGCCACATCGGGCCAGAATATATACAATGGGTCATGCAGAACCGCGACGAGGTCAAAGCTATTGTTCAGAAGACTAAGGCTCGTTTGGACGAAGCTGCCAACCTCGGGCCTGAGAATAGGTTTTGGTCGAACGGTAACGCGGTAATCCTCACAGGGCTAATCATCGCCAAGAGACTTGGGTTGGTACAGTACGATGTGGGCAAAGTCTATCGTTGGGTAGTGAAAGAACTTATCCGCCGTAACAGTTTCGTGAATGACATCGGTGCATCTGTAGACGAGACCGTAGGTAACTACTTGTCAGAGAACTACAACAACATGCTCAAGATCGACAGTACTGAAGACCTGCGCGGTAAGAACGACAACGGGTTGGATCAGTTGGTACCTATCGGGGCATCGCCACGTAACACGCTGGTCGCACGGTATGAGCCTGATACCAAGATGCTGTTCCTACGGATCAAGCCCTTTAGGGAATGGTGCACCGATCAGCAGATAAACTACGCCTCGTTGGTGGACGAACTCAAAGAGAAGAGAAACGCCAAGCGGATTAAGAAACGGCTGACCAAGGGCACAGACTTTAACATGCCTGCACAAGACGTTCTGCAGATAAAATTTGAAGGGTTTGATGAGGTTGTAGATGGAGCAGAAAACGCTGAAAATTGATGATCTAAACCCCGACGGGTTGCGGATCACGGTAAACTGGGAGGATATGAGCGTCTCGGCGTCCATATTCGTCCCCTGCATCAACACCGAAAAAGGTATAGAACAACTTAAAAAGCTCGCAAAACGCAAAGAGTGGGCGTTTGAGACACAGGTTTGCATAGAAGCCGGGAAATTAGGTTTACGAGCATGGCGTACTATGTAACAGTGCACACACGACATTACTGCTCATAATGTTGTTCTCTGGTACTGTGAAAGTACTTACTGGCCCCCACTTCGCGTGGGGGCTTTTTTCGTTAGAAGTCGTACTGGTCTAAGATGCTTCTCTCAAACTCAGTGGTTGTAATCCCACCGCGCATGTCGCCAGTAGTCCGCTCAAAGGTGCGAAGCGAGTTTGCTTTTGTATCCGCGGTGATGACCTTCTTGCGAGTATCGGCATCTTTTGGCAGACCTGCGTTGTACTCTTGTATGAGGCGCTCGACCTTAGCCAGCTCGTCCCTATCACCTTCACGGATAGCCATGTTACGGCGACGTAGTAGTTTGGTCCTTTCGCCGTTTACAGCATCCGCACGGCGGCGAGCGTTTTTGTTTGCCTCCAGCTGCTGAATATACGCTTGTGGTGCGAAGCCTAGACCCTGCATGACCACGTTGTACGGATTGATGTCTGAAGTAATTGCGTCACCGCGTCGTGTTGTTGCGCCTTCTGTAGCGAATCGGAAGGACTTCATACCGTTTCGTATGGATGCAGGCATCATGGCTTCAACACCACGGTACACTTCACCTTCAGCCACCTGCCCAATACCGCGCTCGACGCTCAACCCTACACCGATAACTGGGCCACCAAGCTGCTCTATTAACGTCCACAAGGCGCTCTGATCTTTGTCGATGATAGGCGAACGATAAAGCAGGCTGTTAAGAGAGATACGGTTAGCTAAGTCTACACCTAAAATCTCATTTGCAAGCCCGCCCCAGATACCTTCGCCGTAAAACTGACGCTGCTGGGTTTCGAAGTCGTCTTCGTCATCATCTGCAAACATGTCGTACATAGCGCCGATTGCACCCATCATTGGCATGCCGCCCATACCCGCAAACAAACCAGTAGCGATTAGGAAGTTTGCGCCGCCCTTACGAGCTGCTTTGCTATTGTCGGCTACCAGCTGCGCTTCTTCGCGAGATATGCCTCTATCCTTCATAATCGCGTCCACGTTGGTTGGACCCGCGGACTCCTTTGCCAACTTAGCCATCATATAATACTTACTGACCGCGAAGCGTTTGAAGAGGAACAAGATATTCCCGATTGGCCCCTGTGCTATAATCGGACGCCCCGCCGCTGCGGTAGAGCCTAGAGTAAACTCCGTGCTGTCAATCGCTTTCTGCGCCGCTGCGCGATAATCCTGCTCGGATAGCTGACCTTTCTTACGCTGCAGATTTTGAACCTCTAACATGTAAGCAGCTGTGAGCGTTGTCTCGCGGTTGAACCGTTCTGAGTGGTGGAACATAAAGCTCGAATACTTATTTACGGTCTCCATAGGAGCACTGCGTCCAACTTCCAAATCTTCCTGCACCATGGACTGATTGAACTGGCCTTGGTCGATACCCATAGAGATAAGTATATCTGCACGGACGTTGCGCAACGTCTCTGGCAAGTTGTTTAGGTCGTAATTGGAGATAGATTTTCCAGCTACACCCATGTCTATTTCTTGCTCTACCGGCTGACCTTCTGGGCCTGTAACCATAACCGTGCGTTTGCTAGGCGCTCCCGCAAACAATTTAGTAGCGGACCCAAATGCTTTGCCAGTATTACGAATACCGTGCGAACCCGCGAGTACGGGCATGGCGCTCATGGCAACGTCGAAAAAGGTGATCGCTGCTGAAGAGAAGTTCAGACCCATCGTGAAGCCGAAACCTAAGCTGTTTACGACTTGCGAGTACTGCGGCACGTTAGGGCTAGACGCAAAACCAGCCATTTTATCCATCTTGTTGGCCATCATAGCGGTACTTGGATTCTCTTTGTACGGTTTCAGCTTTGCTCGGAACTTCTCGATCTCCGCTGCAGACTTCATTTGCACCAGCTGCCTGTTAAGATCACGCCCCTTTTCTTTCATCATAGTGTAGGCATCGAATTCCATGCCCCCCATGCCTGTGGGCGTTACATCCCCAATAAATCCTCGAACACCCTTACGGCGGCGTAGGTTCTGCAGGAACGAACGCTCGGGCATTGCGTCTAATGACAAGTCAACAAGGTCTTGCATTACCTTCTTGTAGCCCTCGTTAGTCTTGAACTCCTGTTCGTTAAACTCGACCGACTTCAGAATATCACGGATGAACCCACTGCTAGGCACTTTATCGAAGCTCATAGTTTGCGAAGATGTTGTAAGCTCTATGCCAGAGTCAAACGTATCGCCCTGAGATTTGTTGTACTCAAGCACCATATCGCTGGCCTGCTCGGCCTTACGCAATGTAGGGAAATACTCTACAGCCCGCTCAGAACGCCCGTCTTCGTCGATAAAGTTGTACGCCAGTCGATATTTACCCTTACGCATAAGTGGGAAGTACGGGCGGATAACCCCAGAATCCTTCTGCAAAATCTTTCTGAGCGATTCAAAAGCGTTCTGCCGCAGCGTCGGGTCTGAAATCGTGGCTTCCAAACGGGCCTCTAACGCAGCGATGATATCGTCATACGTGTCTTGGAAGTAGTTCCGCATCTGCTTGTAGAAGTCTTGTCCCTCCTCATCCAGTTTTCTGAATTCCGCCTGCAACTTATCATACTCCGGGGAGCGTTCTGCATCGTCCCGAATAGTTTTCATGTACGCAGCATCTGTTCTCGACGGGTCAACCTTCAGGTAGGTACTTTGCGGGATTATGTTGTTGAGGATAGCAGCCATCTCAGGTTTCTTGCGTTGCCACTTATGGAAGTTCCGCAAGATAGAGTCGAGCACGTCAGACTTTTTACGAAGCGCACCGCTCTGCTGTTTGATAAGTAGGTTAAGCTCTTCCGCAAACGGGATTTTGCTTTTGGCCATATCAGTCAAGATGTTTACAGGCAGCATGTCCAGCGCAAAACTTCTAGCCTTGGGCGATATGCCTTCATTGTAAACAACATCCGCTAGGTCCGCGACTTTAGCCGAGGTCTCTGGAGCAAGATTAGCGGCGCTCTGGGCTAGTTTGTTTGCTCCGGCTTTAGTGGCAGACAGTAGCATCATCGAAGGCGCTGCTCGTGTAGCGGGGGACGGCGTTAGCATGCCGTTGATGATACGGTCTACCTCGTCAAGCGCGCTGCCTATCGTTTTCGGCTGCTTACCCATAATCTTGCGCACAATGTTGCGCACAGCCGTAGTAAATTTATCCCAGCCAGAAACCCTACCACCATCAGTCTTGAGGAACGCTAACGCACTCTGGAACTGCGGGTTACTAAAGGCTTCGGCAACAAACTCGTCGAGATTGCGAGTGCCGTATACTTCGCCGAATTGAGCGCGCACTGCGTTCAACAAGCCTTGTAACTGTTTGGTTTGCGGTAAGGCTGGGTTTGCCAAAGACGCCGAGGTAGCTGCGTGGGTCATCTCGTGCAGAATAGTATGCACGTTCATGCCGTTGTTAGCGTCAAGGTAAATCGTATTTGTATCAGGCTCAAACAAACCAGCAGCAGTGCGCCCTGCTACAGGAGAGATATCGTCCATCACCTGCACTTTAGTAGTGCCGACAACTTCGGCCAATCTACCTGCGATCTGACGGATACGGCCTACTTGGCTTGTGGCCGCAATAGCGTTGAGGGCAAACTGCAAGTCGCCACGTTGTAGAGCGTTCTGTATGCTAGGCAGTAGAGCCATGTCCAGACCATGCACGGGGTCGATAAGCAAGAAGCCTAGCTCGTTCTGGCTGTACGATAGGTTGTCGTAGAACTCTTGCGCGTCTACTTTTGTAAGTAGTTTCCCCTCGGCTCGCGTATCCTCGTAGGCATACACGTTACCTTCTTTGTCAGTATACGTATATGTATCGGCGGCAACCGTTTCGTTACTACGAACTTTACGCCGTTTAAAATCTATTTCCGCTAAATAAGACTCGAGCGAAGTCTGGCCCTTTATCGGCTTGAAGGTTTTAGTCACGGGTCCAGCGGTGCGTTCACCAACAAGTTGTCCTGTAGCTCCAGCGCGTAAAGATTGATCCGGCTCCGCAGGGGCTTGATAGTTTACTTCTGGAGACGCAAGGAAGCGGTTCAGCTGGTTCTTGAGGGCGTTATCCTCTTTTTGCTGGATGGACTTAGCGGCCTTAACCACACCAATCACGGCATCGGACGGATTATACTTAGACGTATTCCGTCTGGCTAATACAGCCGCGTCACGGGTAACAGCCATGGCACTGTTAGACATGTTGGCCTTTACCCACCTACGCGCTTCCATGGCGGCTTCTTGTGTCATACCCTCATAAAACTTAAATTCTTTTGGCCCGTAATAGAACCTACCGTCTATGTCCCCACCCGAAACTTTTTCGCCTTCTCGAGTCTGCTCTTTTGGACCCGTTACACTGACCGAACCCATTTCATCAAGGGCGTCTACGGGCCTACGGAACCGCTTAAAGAACAGTTTTGCTGCTCTAGCATTAGCGTTTGCGTCGTCCGTCAACTGCGTATTTGAAGTTTTAAGTAGGGCTAAAATAGCACCTTTTTCTGTCGAAGTGGTAATGTCCGGTAGAGACCGCTCATTTACTTGCGTGTCGTGGTACTCTCGTACCCCCTCATTTTTCTTAAACGCAAACCTACGACCAAGCTCGGCTTGGGCAACTGCATTTTGCTCAGTCTCCATCGCCTGTATATCAGCCTGTGGTAGAGAAGCGCCGATTAATGGTGCAGTGCGCGGTGCGGGTGCCACAGGTGCAGGGATGTTTTGCCCTGCCGTACCTAGTTCTTGGCCCGGTGCAGCGTTTCGTAAGTCGGGCTGCGGAGCGGGGGCTTGGAGTGTAACCGGCTCGGTGACGATTGCATCGACTTCTTGCGCGAGGTCTGCAACTGCTTCCGGGGATACATCTTTTAGTGTATCGGACTCCTCTCCTGCTGATACTTTAGATACGCCATCAGGTGACAAATCTCTTCCCACTGAAGCCTTGTTAGGTGTTGCAGGGCCTCGGGAATCTCCAGCTGCACTTCCATCTCCTCCGAGCTGCGCCATGCTAGGTCCACTACCTTCAGCGCCTGTTCCAGCTGCGGCAAGTCCAACTCCAGTTCCTGTTCCCAATCCTGTAGCATCAGTACCCCCTAACAACGCCGAGATACCCGCTTTTATCTTGTCCGCTTTTGCCTTCACTTTCGGGTTCGGGTTCTTTGCATATTTGAGAAGCTCTTTTTCCACCGCCTTGTCAGTAACGTCCAACCCAATGATCTTTTTGCGTAACGATGCTTCCCTAAAAACGCCGATCTCGTCGAGCATCTCTTCAGTGACTGTTCGTTTTGCACGGAACTCGGCTGCAGCCTGATCGAACTTTTGTTGGGTACCCTGCTCGGTGGCGGGCTTTACAACTTCAACGGTAGGCGCAGCTTCAACCTCGGGTTCTGCAGCGGTTTCGGCCTCGGGTTCTGCAGCTTCAACGGTAGGCGCAGCTCCAACCTCGGGTTCTGCAGCGGTTTCGGCCTCGGGTTCTGCAGCGGTTTCGGCCTCGACAGCAATCTCTTCTGCTGTCTGGGCGGGTTCAACAGTAGTTTCTTCTTTCGTTCCCGTGGTGGATTCAACAGTAGTTTCTTCTTTCGTTTTCGTAGTAGTGGGCGTAACATCCGCAGGCTTGTCGCCAAATGCGCCAATAGTAGAGCGTGTACCGCCACCGATCAGACCACCTGCAATGGCAGCTTCACGATATTCCGCAATAGCTTCTTCGCTGTCGATAGGCAGGCCAGCTTGTGACCGCTCCAGCATTTGCTGACCGACTTCGGTTAGTCCTTCAGAAGTAGCACCGCCACCGGCACGGGATATTGTGCGGGTAAATATGGACTTGCCGATGGGTTTAAGAACACCACCTAGCAACAACTTGTCAGCTACACCTTCGAGTGCCGCTTGGCCGAAAGTAGCGACGAGCGCATCGCTCACATCAACTCGATCTTTTTTGCCCGCTGCGACTTCGTCTTCCTGCCGTTGGATGTTGTTACCAAACAGGATCGGCGCAGTTACAACACCGGCAGCGCCAGCACCGATAAGGAACGGAGCGGCCACACCTGTAGCACCAGCTAGAACAGGAGCAGCGACAGCAGCGCCGAGACCCAAACCGAGTTGTGGTATTTGCTCACCAACAAGTTCACCCGCGTAAGTCAACGCCGAGCCAATACTATCGACGTCAGTAGACTGCATGCGTTCAGGTTGGGTTAAAGATAAGCGCCCTAGCTCTTGCCCGGCGCGTTCTTCTACACCTTGACCATAATTCGCAAGGAACCCAAGACCAGTCTGCTCCCCAAGAGTGCCGACTGTTTCACCAACAGCTTGCTTGATTTGCTGCGTACCACGATCAAAACCACGACCAAGAGCAGTGCCATCGTCAAATTCTATCTCGGTACCATACCGCGCTTCGTAATCTTCAAGAAACGCGGTTCTATCCTGCCGGATTTGGCCCGCCAGTCTAGCAAACTCTTCCTCTGTTGGAACGTCTCCAACAATACGCAGGTCATATCCTTGCCCGGTTTTAGGATCGTCGTATTGATAAACGCCCATGGATCACCTTCTTGTAAATTAGATTACCTTGCGGCTCGCGGCATTAGGAACAGAAGCACCAAGACCATATTGACTATACATTCGATTTATCCGCGCGTTAACTACATCCAACTCATTTTGGAGCCGTGTACGTACCGCCGCATCGGGGTCTTGGGCAGCGCCGTAAATCTTTCCGGCTGGTACTGGAGGTCTAAGCCCTGCCAACTTCGATTGTATGTCTTCTTTATCCTTTTGCAAACTTGTAAGGTACCCTGCAGGTATGGGTTTCGCTGCAGGTCCACGACCGGCTTTAGCCATCTGTGCCTGTCTAAGCAGTAGTTCAGCATCCAGCTTACGCTCTTCACGAGCACCTTTTTGGGCCTCTCGGTACGCCGCTAGGCCCGCTGATCCTGCTTTGCCGAAATCACCAGTGCTTATCAGCGTAAAGCCAGCTTGTGCCAGAGCCAACCACTTGTCTTGGTCCATCTTGCTCTTCTCAGCCGCAATACCGCTCTTCTTGCCAGTGCCAGTGCCAGTGCCAGTGCCGCCAGTGCCTGATTTTATTGCAGGGGGCATAGCAGCTGGATCAGTAACGGTTTTTAAGGCGGCGGCTATTTCTTTCTTCGCTGCAGGCTTTACGTCCTCTGCAGGCTTTACGCCCTCTGCAGGCTTTACGTCCTCTGCAGGCTTTACGTCCTCTGCAGCCTCGGCAGCACTATTGATAGCGGCTATACCTTCGGGGCTAGGTACCGTCGTTGCGCCACCTACAATAGCTCTTATTTTTGCCTCTCGTGCTCTTTCTGCGGCAGTAGCAGCGCCTCTGTCAGCGTCGATAGCGTTAATCCTAGCCGCTGCTTCTTGAGGGTTTGTAAGCCCTAAACCGGGAGCAACATACTGCTGAATTGCGCGATCCACCGTTGCAGGGATATCAGATAAGTACTCTCCGGTATCAGTTTGAGCCTCTGCAATTTGTAGTTGCCTAACTAACCCATTTTTGCGGCGGCTTAAAAGATCAACCAGAACTTCGTCATCAGAAGAGGCGATCTGCGCGTTAAGACTTGCAATTTCTGCCTCTATTTTTTCTTCTGGAGTAGAGACTGAACCTATAGGCAAAAGCCCGTAGTCTTGTGCAGTATATTTTGGCGCTGTCGCCGTTTGCGCCGCTGCAGCTACCGGGTTTAAGTCGGGGACGTATAGTTCAGAAACACTGGACGGCCTGCCGTTTAACTCTGAAAGCCTTGGGGTCTCGCTCGGTCGAACACCGGGTGTGGGTACGTTGTTAAACCTAGTGTCTGTTACGTCAGCGGCTGTAGAAGTTTCCCCTGTACCTGTCGGGGTTTGGGGCTTCGAGCCTACACTAAAATAGGCACTTAAATCGCCCGCTTTAGCCGCTGCGTTTCTTGCAGCGTCCTCGGAACGAATCTCTTTAAGCCTGTCTACAAGAGGATCAAACACGCCAAAGGATGCGATGCCTTCGGCTTGGGGTCTTCTTGGGACCGTTACGTCACTGCTCTGTGGGATAGGAACCGCCATCGCTGCGTCTTCTTGAGCAATACGCTGACGTAAATCCTCTGCAGCGGATATCGCTGACAACTCCGATCCGCGAGGCTGCGCGGCTACATTTTCTGGGGCAGTCCTATCGAACATCCCAGCATTAAAAAAGAATTCGTCTTCTTCGTCTCGTTTCTGCTGCGCAATCGCCTCGGTTAACTCGTAGCCGGGAGCAAGGGTAATTAGGTTGCCCGCGGCATCGCGCCGTGCGCCGTAGTCGAACGGCTGTTCGGGAGCAACGGGGAGCAGATTACCCGCAGGATCGCGCTCTGCGCCTGTAGAATACCGTTTTATAGCCGCTTGGGCTTCAGCCAAGATTTCTGCGTCTGTCCTGCCGTCCCGAGACACCCCACTAGATTCAGAAAGTACAAACGGCATCCCCGATTGTGTCGGCATATCAACAGTAGCTACAGGGAACGAGCGGAAATCATCTCTAGGTACAGGCACAGCCATAGCCATGTCTTCTTCAGATATACGGCGACGAGCTGCCGCGTCTAGTGGTGCACCGCGTCGTCCACTACCTAAAGGAGCGTTGATACCCAACATGCGGTCGATTTCTCTTTGCTGTGCAGCTTCAGATGCCATACGAGCCTGATTTCCTACTTCCGCCGCTGAGGTGCGCTGCGCCAACCCTTGAGGTCCGTAAGGGTCTACATATGGAGCCTCTAAGGACTCTAGCCCAGTCCTTTCCGAGTCAGTGGCAGGGAAGGAGAAGTATTCTGCGGCCATTGCCAGCATTTCTGGGTCGTCTTTATATTCTTCGTAAACGTCAGGGCGGTTTACTTTTAAACTTGCAATAGCACTGATAGTACCACCCGATAGTCCTCCCGCTTCAGCCATCCGCACAACACCACCGTCGGCCATACGTTGTGGCTGATTCGGCTGTGCAGGTAGACTCGCGGCTTGAGCGTTAGGCACTCCGGTGTTCTGTGTCATGTCAGTCTTCGGCGCGAGAGACTTTGCAACTTGTGCGATGCCCTGCTGTGGTACACCCGCTGCCGACACAGCTTCTTGCGCTACAGTCGGCTGCATTAACCCTTGTTGTTTCTGCGTATCTGCGCGCATACGCTTGCGGCGCTCGATCTCACCCAAAACCATGAACTGCGGTGCAGACCCGGAAGGCTGCTGCATCTCTTGGATAAGCTGCTGCTCAGAAAAGTTTTTGAGCTTGTCTTGAGTGTCGATCATATTAAGCATTATTGGAACGCCTTATACAGAGATAATCCAGAGAGGCCCGCGCCAGTCACCTGCGAAAGTGTGCTAGGGTTTTGTTGCGGACTAGTAGTTGTGCCTGAAGATGTAGTTGTGCCTGTTGCAGCGATAGGCTGACCTGAAAGGATGCCGGTCATGTTGCCGATCTGCTCACGAGTGTAACCTTGCTGTTCAAGGAAGTTAGCGTACTCTAAGTCTAGGCCCGCTTGGCCTTCCGTTTGTATATCTTTACCCACACCTTCGCGTAGTTGTTCGTTCTGGATATCTGTCTGACGGTCAAGCTCGCCGAGCCGAGTAAGGTCGCCTGCGATCCCTTGGCCAGTTTTAAGTGCTGCGAGACCTGCGTTTGTGCCAAACTGATTCGAGGCCTCAACACCTGTCTCTACTCGTCCAAGTTCAGCTGCGCGCCGCTGCTCTGTAGTCATCTGTGCAGCTCTATCGGCACCGAACTGCTTTGCGGCGGCGTCAAATGCACTCTGAGAGCCTTTGGCTTGGATATTCGCCAGTTGACCCAACAACCCTTCTTCTGCAAGACCCTGCTGCACTGCTTGGCGAGAACCGCCGAACGCACCGGCTTGCACTGCTTTCGCATCTCGAGCACCTTGCAAACGATTGAAGTCTGTGACCGCTGCTTCTTTTTGTTGGTCCGTAACCAGCTGTTGATACGGAGACATGTACTGAGAAACATTTTCACCAGTGAACATTGCGGGGTCGGAGTACCCAAACTCAGAGAAGTCACCGCCACCATACTGCCCAAGCGCAGTAGCGCGATCCATGCCTGCCTTGGCGTAATCCGTTGCTGCGCCTAACCCCGGAATACCAGTATCAGCTATGCCGAGCATGTTATTCCGTGCGGCTGTTACGTTAGGGTCGGTGCCTGCAATGCGCTCGCCTGTGTAGGCTTCGTAGGGCTTGTTAAACTCTGCCTCTGCCTTTGCAAGGTTCCGTTCAAAATACGGCTTGGCCCACTCTGGCAAATCTGCCTGAGCAGCGCTGTTAGTCGTTGTTGTATTATATGTTGTACCACCACCGCCACACATAATTAGCTCCTTACGCTTTCTTTGCCATGTACTCACGCATAGTGCGCGGTGCATCGTTTTCGGCTTCGTTTATAGCATCGAGGAACCCGCCTCCATACTTCTTTTCCAGTGCGTCTGCGGTCTTCTTGCGCAGTACAAACTCTCCATCGGCAAGTAATACATCTTGCTGACCTTCAAGGGATGCAGGAACTTTGTCATCCACGCCGGAACCATCGCCCGGTCCGTTGACTTCCCCCGCTTCACCGTTAGCGAAACGCTCTACTGTATCATCCAGCTCACCAGACTGCACCTTGTCTACTAAATCTCGTAGCGCGTCTTCACCATAAGCCGCTAAAAACTGCCCCAATACAACCGCTGATTCCTCTTGAGACTTCTCACCTTTTACTGCACTGACCGCATCGGCGATCATAGTTTTCTCGTTATCGCCCGTTACTTCGCCGCCTTCGGCATAGCCCATGGCGGGGGCCGCAAGACTCGGGCCAAACGATAACAAATCTCGGGTGCTTGACCCAATGTAACCCTGCCCGGGAACACCCATACCGGGAAGCAGTATGGACTTTTCCCCCGCGCCTGATCGCGCCAAAGCGTCTTCCGCGGATGTGTACCCAGTTTCTAGCATAGGCTGTGTTCTGTTTTTAAAGAAGTCAAAACTTGGTTGTGAGGTAAGCCCAAAATCCGTACCCCCAAAAGTGGCTTTTTCTTTTTGGTGGACTTCATTCAGAAAAGTATCTCTTTTCCGGTCAAAGGTCGGGTCGCCGTACTTTTTCTCTATGTAGCTACGGTACAACTCTAGTGGCGGAGTACTACCAGACTGTTGTGATGGCGTCATCATCATGCTCGACATATACGCTGGTGATATCTGGCGACGATCTAGCATGCCGCCCATAGCCATACCTGTAGCTTGACTCTGTTTATAGGCCAGCAGTTGCTCATAGGTTGGATTAACTAGGAAGCGCGGAGACATCGGATCGTTAGGATCATAGTCAGGATTAGGGACAGGCTGAAAAGCTCCTTCCGCTGCCGCTCCACTCATGTCCACTGTCGATGCCGGAAGCCCAGTAGTATCCCCAAGGGCCGTAGGTGTTAAAGATACTGTAGCCGCAGGGATATCGTTGTTGTCGCTGGCCATCATCGACTCCATCGCCGCATCACGGCGCTCTGCCTGTGTTTTGCGATACGCCGCTTCTTCTGCCGAGCCAGCCTCAAAATCCGGTCCTCTGAGTAAACCTCTAAGGCCGCTAACCGCGTCCCCTACAGTGTCCGCAATATTTAAACCGGCTTGACCCGTAGCCCCCTGCGTAATCTTGTTTGTAACTAGCCCGCCAATAAGACCGGGAAGCCCACCGGTAGCGGCACCAAAAAGAGCAGAAGCGTACTTCTGTTTATACGCATCGTTAGCATCTCTACGGATTTTTCGCTGCTTCCCGTCCACCATGATGTTGGCGTAACCGGGACCATCGTCATTGTTGTTACCGGCGCTATAATCATAAAACTTCTTGTCACGGCTACCGCTGTCCTCGGTCAGCTGACCGTCCACGTAAGACATGCCGTCACCCGGGGTGAAGATGTTCGCAAGTGTCTCTTTAAAGCTGTTGCCAGAGCCTTTTTCGTCATCATTGCTGGAATCGTTTGCTGATCCTACACCGCCACCACACATATGAAGACCCTTTTCATTAACTGGTTAAACTATTGTACTACACGTTGCTTATAATTTCCACCCACAACATCGTACCCTAGCTTTTGTAGCATGGCTCCAGTCTTATCGGCGCTCAAACCACTAGAAATACCCATGTAAACTTCCGCAGCGCTACGCTCTTTCGCCCACTTTTCAAAGGCTCGTAACAGCTGTAGGCCTACTCGAGAACCTCTGCTTTGTGGAGAGACATACCACAGTGTGTCGGAGGCTATCAAGTCCGTACCGAAATAATGCTCACCGATAGACCCAAGAAGTACACTATTAAGAGTGCCGTTATGAGTTCCAACATAGGCAAAGTACGTGTCGGGGTTAGATATGAAGTGGTGGACCATTCGACCGCATTTACTTGGGTCGTAGTTAAAATGCCGATATACACTCTCTTGGTGCATCCAGAACCCGAGGTCGATAACCCCCGGTACGTCTTTAGGTTCTATGGGGCGTATCGGCATCCTACGTTAGCCACCCATGTATTTTCTTAGTCTGCTCCACGCGATCGTCTAACCCGTGATACCCGCCGTTCACCTTGCGCGTGATCCGTTTAATGGTCTCGGCGTTTACACCGTCATCCGCAATAGCGAATAGCCCGTTCTTATGAAAAAACCATAGCGCAGTTTCAAACGCATACTTATTAGCTAGTAAATCGGGGTCATCTAACACTTCTGGTAAGTCCATATCGTTTGCAAACGCGCGGACATTTGACTTGCCTGTGAGTTGAAGGAAGCCTTTTCCAGAAAATACAAACCCGTCATTTGATCCCTCTGAATTCCCCATTCGACCATTGTAAACTTTGTTTGCGAGACCTTGCGGGTTTTTGGCATACGGCTTTGCGTCGTCAACCGTTGGAAAGCGCGAGGGCCAAACAGCTTGAATGCGCTCAGGGGTTGAGTAATACAGACCCTCAGTCGTGCGCTTAAAGCCGCCGCTTTCGTGATGAGCCTGCCCAAGCAGGTGCGCGCCTCGTTCAGGAGGCAAGTTAAAATGCTTTGTGATGGCACGAGCTGTGTTCGGCCCAAAACTCCCATCAGCAGTAACGCCAACCCGCCCTTGAAGCACTTTCATTGCCTCGCTCATTTCATGTCTCCTTCCATCACTTCCGCTTGAATAAAGCCTGCGCGCCCCGAACACCGAAACTCGCTGAAATTGCAATTCCAAGGCTGTAAAAATACCAATCCGGCGCTTTGTTGAGCTGCTCAAAGCCACGATCAACCCAACCTTCTGCACCGGGAATCCAACATAAAATCAATGGGATAGACAAAACAATTACGAACCACTCGTCTTTCCAGCTTGACTTTGCGCCTTCTGCCATGATGCGTTCCCAATCGGCAACGCTAGTCTTCTCAGAAAGAAGTATCTGTGCTTTGGCCTTAGCCTCAGTCAACTTTAACTCTGCACTAGCGGCGTTCTTGTCAGCTTTACCCTGCAGCCACGAGCCTGCGAGGTTGGCTATTGGTCCCAGTGCGGCGGTGAATATACTCATTTTCTACCCATCCATGCTGTTGCGCCCATGAAGGCACCGACGATCCCTGCACCTGAAATGTAGAACAAGTTGGAGATATCGCTCAGTGCCGTAACACGGTCCAGAGGTATAAAGAACATTGTAGCCGTAAAGACGCCCATACCTACCAGTGTCCAACGGGCCATGCGCAGTTGGGCTAGGTGTTTGCGCAGTGCATCCTCAGTCTCTCTGATTTCTTTGGCCTTCGTCATCTCGGCATCAGATACAACGCCGTCGCCATCCATATCGTAAGCATCGTACTTCGATTGGTCTTCAAGTTTCTTTGCCGCCATCTTCTATACTCCTTGCGTACGCAATCGCGTACCTCTTGTGGTGCGTTATTATAACAACTTTTCCAGCTTTGTCATATACAACGTAATCCCCGCGTTTATTCTGGTATAACCTCAAAGCAATACGTCACTATATTGGAGTTAGTGATAAGAACGCTTGCCTCATCTTTTGCACGCGCGCACGCACTGCTGTCCCCAAATTGACCAAGCTCATAGTGCGTTACGTTGTTATTCATTATTTGGAACCAAACCAATATCCACATTTACCATTTCCCCTGATATCTGCCTAAGTAATAAAAGCCTGTGACAACACCAGCAGAAGCAATCAAAAATATAACTGCACCAACAATAAAATTGATAGCGTTGTCGATTGCCTCTTGCTTCTTGTAAGCCTGTTCGCGCCTAATTCTTCGCATCTCGCCTTCAATGGCGAGGACTTCTTTCCAAGCACTTGGCCCGTAAGTCCATGATATATGGTCTTTTATTTCCTTACGCATCGCCTCCATTTTCTTTTTCTGGGCGAAGATTTCGATAGCGTTGGCAGAATTATCGCTCATCATTTTGTAAAACGGAGGGTTCTTTGTCTTGTCCTCTGCGTATTGAAAGTCACTAAAAGCGCTACCCCATTTAGCTAGAGTACCGCTCATTTCTTGAATGTCCTTACCAGCGCTAATACCCTGCTTGAGAATATTGAAAGCGCTGGTGGCGAGGCCGACTGCTGTAACAGGATCAATCATACGTCCATATACCTCGCGGTGCGACCTACCGCTCCATCAAGCGGTCTATTTTTTCTTCAAGGCGGTCAAACTTATTCATAATTTGCGATAGCACTTCAGAGCTGTCAGCCTTTGTAACATACTCTTTAGCCATTTCCTCGCGAGTTCTATTCAACAGAATAGTGACGCGCCTTATCTCATCGTGCTGGGATTTAATCCACCAACCCAAACCGCTTATTACTGCGGCGAATACCAAGTTCAAAATTGCGTCCATTTCTATTGCCATTAGAAGACACTACCACCTATAGGGGCAGGGGGCGTAATAGGTACGGAAACATCTTTACGCTCAGGAGTCTCTTTATCAGTCATATCACTATCCTCAATTCACCTGTTGAAGTTTTATATACATCATTTACGGTAAGTCCGCCAGTAAGAGCTGCGGCGTTGTTCGCAAATACAGAAAGCCCCGTCAAATTAAGTGTATTCGCTCTTACAGGTCCGGGGTTTGATATCTGCTGGGCGTACACAGAAAAAGATCGTGTAACCTGCGCCGTATAGGTTTGGCTATACTCAGCTGGGGCTTGAGCAAAGAACGGTACAACAGCGTTACTTATTGACATTACCTTCTCCCGTCGGGTCTTAGGTCGATGCGGGTCGTGCCAAGTCTCCACTGAGTGTTTACTTGATTAGATTCAACTTTTATAGAAACCGCACGTCCCCGCATCCGAACGTCAAGCTGCTCAGTATACTGCGCTATCGGACTAGATACAGTCCGTACGGCGCTCCCACTTTGGGTCTGTGTGGTTCCACTGCCGGGGTAAGTCCGTGCATTTAGCGTGAACGTGGCCAGTGGATTGCCAGTAGAGTTTCTAAATCCTATATCAGGTATAACTCGTTTAACGGACATGAATTGCTCTCCGTCGCCGATATCAACGCCACTGGACTCTATGTAACTGTTAAGCGGGCTTGGAGGGTTCGTACTTCCGTCTGAAAATCCAGTTTCATGGAAGTAAATGTTGCCGTCAGGAGATGCAGCGATAGGCAAACCAGAAACGCCACCCTGATCCCAAGCGGTGCGGTCAATAGTGCCATAAAACCATATCTTTTCGGCGTAGTTATATACAACGTAGCGGTCGTTATTTTGACTAGATGCGGAGGGATAGAACCACCAAACTTCGTTAAATTCAGTGTTGCTGCCCGCCGTGACCTTACTAATCTGAGAAGTGTTTACATTATTAAAGACGTATTCTTCTACAGGGCACGGTATAAGGCTTACGTTACCATCGTAGCGATAGAATACATCGTTGCCCATCCAGTAAACGGCATCTCCGACGGCTACAGCAGCGTTCTGACTCAATATCGAAGTGTTGGTCGATACCTCACTTAGACCAAAGATAAACGGTGCCCCTATAAATTGCATGGCACTAACTGATCTATCAGTAAATACGACGACCTGTTGTTTTGTCTGCACTGCAGCGACAATCTCAGAGCCAGTCCCGATACGTAGTTCTCCGGCGGTGTTTGTTGCTGTCGCCGCCCAATCAGTAAAACTCTCTTGATCCGAAAACCGTATAGTTAGCGGGTCTAGGACGCCCGGGTCTGCTTCAGGATCGCAACCAAAAGCGATAACATGCCGATCTCGTTCGGAAACCAGCACGATATTAGCCGCTTGGGGCTGGGCATTACCACTTATACTAGTAATGTTTACAGCGCGCGAGGATGTCCCCGCAGAGGTGTCCCAGTAGTAAATGCCCCCACCACGGGGGTTTGCCAAAAGGTCTTCACCAAAATTATCCATAGACCAAAGTCGGAGATTAGCCCCCGGGATAGTGACGGAAGCTGCAGAGTTCCAAGCCCCACGCCCCCAAACACCCGCGCCCCAACCGCTACCTACAGCGGCGGAGTCTAGCCCAGTGTTGATCTGATACGCCGCAGCTACAGAAGCCCCACCACCTGTTGCAAGAGACGTGGCGGTCCCACCAGTATCTACAATGTATTTATTAGCGTCTACGACCTCAACAACTTGATGTTCTTTGTTTATTTGGGCCGCTGTTATACCGCCTACGGCAGTGGCTCCAGATAACGTCACATAATCCCCAAGAAAAACTTCGTTACTCGAATCAGTAATCTTTATATACCCATTGCCTGAAGGATTTCCTACATTTACTGTTACAATAGGATTTGCTCCGAGCGTGACAGAGCGACGAATGGGCGTAATGTCTATAGGTTGGGCACCATCTAAAACGTAGAGCTTTTGATTAGTTCCCGCACCTACAAGTCTAGTCCCTATTAAATTTGTCCAAGGGTGGAGATCACGGCACGTTCCAAGCATCGGGGAAGACGTGAGTTTAGTCCATCCGCCGATTGTCTCCGGCATACCCAAACGAAATCTTATTTTGTCGCCGTCACGCCATCCGCCTTCGTTGGTGTAATCCGTAGCATCTCGCACGATACCCGGGCGAAACTGGAGCTTTTGTAGTGGCATCATAAACCTCCGACGGCATTCTTATGCAATAGTTCCGGCACTGGACACGTTACCCGTAACAGTCAGATTCCCTGACCCGTCTATCCGCATGACATTTGTGCCGTTATAAGAAAAAGTTAAATTTACACCGGAAGCTGTAGCAACCCAGCTTTGAGTACCACCCGTAATTGTAATGGCCGACCCCAGCGTGGGGGTAGTAAGCGTGGGGCTTGCGGAAGGCGCTTTAGTATCGAGCTGCGTTTGAATAGCGGATGTAACACCATCTACATATCCAAGCTCTGTAGCCGTTAGTGTAGCAGGGATACCATCAAGAACATTTAACTCCGCAGTAGTCGAAGTCATGCTTGTCAACACATTCAACTCCGCCGTGGACGAGGTCATGTTGTCAAGAACATTTAACTCTGCCGCCGAAGCAGTGACTATGGTGCCACCTAATATCAAAGAACCCAGACTTAAATTTCCGGTAATGTCACTAACATTCGAAGTTGAACCGTCACCTGCGCAGGATACAATTTTAGTAGTATTCCCCGGGATATTAACCCGGGAACCGCCAGAGGCTCCTTGATTAATCTGCACCGTTACTGAGGTGTTATTCCGCATAATGTACACATGTTCAGCGTTGTCCGGCTCGACTGTAAGAACATGCCCGTTAGTAGGGCTACCAGACAACTCCAGTACTTTAAAATGCCCTGTCGAAACCTGACCGTCTGAAATGGTAAGTGTGCTACTAGAACCCGAAAGCCCTAACTGTCCTACACCGTTAGTAATACGATCTAGAATCTCCATATTGGTATTTACGGTGTTACCCCATGTAGCGGACTGTTCACCACTAGCAGGTAGTTCTATCCCGCCGTTGTCTGTATATGTGCTAGGCATTGGTCATCCTCATGCTGCTACCTTCGTCCAAACCGTGCTTGGAGTAGGATTTACATCCGTCCAAGTGTCCCCGGGATTAGGATTTACACCCGTCCAAGTGTTCCCGGTATTTGGTATAATTGGCCCCCAGACAACAGCAACTCCTATATTACCCTGAGCTACCACACCTGTGGGTACAACTACCGCTGTCCCTGTTGTTACTACCGACCCTACACTACCTGCAGCAGAAACTCCAGTTGCATCTACGCCAGCGCCCCCGTCTACCACAACGAAGTCGGCGTTTACTACCGCCGTGCCAGATACACCTGCTACACTGACCGTGGCGGTCCCTGTAATCGTCGGGCTTCCAATTTCGCCCGTACTCTGGACTCCATCGGGGAAGACGTTGGCCGTGCCCACAATACTAGACGTGCCTATCGCACCCGACGCTGCAACATTAGTTACCGATACAACGACATTCTCTGTGGCAAATATTGTGACCTCGTCCACAGCGCCTGTAGCCGCAACGCCAGTAATAGCAAAAACAGCGTCGCCTTTTACTGTTGGAGAACCAAGAACGCCAGACAGCTGTGGTGATGTCACCGCTATATCGGCAGTGCCCACTACCGTAGTTGATCCGACCGCAGACGTAGCGGAAACCCCTGTAACTGCGAAACTTGCGTCAGCAGAGGCAGTTATTGAACCGACAAAACTGTTCAACTGATCTATAGCAAACGTGCCTATCGCACCCGCGTCTACCACTACGATATCGGGATTAACTAGAGCGGTCCCCGCTACGGACCCAAGCGTTAGGCCATTCTGATCCCCGGTAACTGTAACCGTACCAATAGCGGTTGACCCCACAACCCCTGTAGGGACAAATATAAGCTCCCCGCTCCCCGTATCGGCGAGGGCCGCACCAGAAAAGGGAGCAAAGCCTAGCATTGTAAGTCCTTATTCAGGTTTAGTGGGCCAAGTTACACTCGTTGGAAAGCCGGTTTGCTGCGGTACAGCTAACAAGGCAAGTCTATACGCTTCCCACTCGGCTTGCTTTTCAGCAGAGAGAACGTCCCACCTTATAGGGTTGGTAATTATAGGGTCAGTTTCAGTCGTAAGCCTTCTATCACGTTCAATCCGTGTATCATCTATAATCTGCAGTCTAATTTCCTCCGCAGTCACAGCATCGCGCTCCGCTTGTTCCGCAGCTTCTTCCGCAGTGGGCTCTCTTTCGACTTCTCCGTCAAAAAACAAGGTTACTACTTCTTCTTCCGCCATCTTACTACTCCTAAATTTCGTACATCACAAACCGTGAGCCATTGTATATAGTAGGCCCATAAGGATCGACTTTGATCTTAGCAAATTCAAGTCCTCCTTGATTAGTTACAAAAGTAGACCTAACTTGTATAAGTTCGTCGTTGTTGGAACTAACATAGTGCATAGTAAAATCTATCATAGGATAGTTACCTGTCGCACCACTATTTGCGCCCGTTATCAAACAAGTACACTGAACTTGATAATAGTCTCCGCTTATGAAGTGAGTAGAGTTATACGCAATGTTTGAGCTGCTGCTAGTTATCAGGTTAGTACCATCTTTTGTATATATGCTTGACCCCGAGTCCCACCCCCGCCAATTTGTTTGGCCCGGGGCTTGCCAATACCAGCGCATGTATCCAGCGGTCCCCCCCAGCGTCACCTTATCCCAAACCAAAAGGTAGTTCTTATCTGTGTTAGGCGTAGCAAACTCTACAGACGCAACAGAAGACGTAGTCGTTACTGTTGAGCTAACACCCCCCGCTGCCGCAATAGTAGCAGTTGTCGTGGCATCCATAGACGCAATATTCTGCAATTGCCTACTGTTATTAATTACGGATGTACCGCTTATCTGTATAGCCATCTTCGTTCTCCTCTTGAACTATTAGCCGTTAAGTTGTGCTTTAAGCTCGTCAATCTGAGCTTGTTGTTCTTTGATTGCCTCAATCAGCAGGCCAACCATGTTGCCATATGCCACATTCTTCATGCCATCTTCGTTCTCACAGACTGCTTCTGGTAACACTTTCTCAACGTCCTGTGCGATTACGCCTGTAGCACGCGCTGTGAAGTTAGGCTTTTTGGTGTGTTCACCTTCTTTGAAGGCATCGTTATCCCAATCAAAGGTCACGCCCTTCAGTGACTTAACCTTGTCAAGAGCGCCATCAATGGCCTCAATATTCTTCTTGTAGCGAATGTCAGAGGTGCTATTTAAGTCACCCGTAACTGTTACACCTGCACTAGTCGTTTCAACCTTGGTAGACCCGTTATAGTACATTCTGGTTCCACCATTACGAGTGCCCCAAAAATACCATTCATTATCAATATCATTATAGATACCTGAGGTATTGCTGTTGTCGTGCATAAACACAACACGACC